TTCTGTTCACCAGACCGCAGAAAACAAAACATCAAAGACATGACGCTGACCCGCAAGGATGACGGGGCTGTTGTCTACCACTGCCACCACTGTTACGCATCGGGTTCTGTGCAACCCAAGGAGACCAAATTGTCTGTCGTTCCCACTCAAGCCATCGTCAGTCACAAGCTAACCCCGCCGCATTATGAATGGCTCAAGTCAAGAGGAATATCACAAGAGACCGCAGATGAGATGCGGTTGTTTTCATCGGAGAAGTTTTTCTCCCGGCTCAGTAAACCAACACAGGCAGTTGGGTTCCCGTACTACCGGGGCGGTGCGTTGGTCTCAGCGAAGTACCGAAGCATCGAAGCGAAGGACTTCACACAAGACGCAGGTGGTGCCCATGATTTCTTTGGTATCGACAAGGTGGAGAAGGGCCAGCCCCTCATCATTGTCGAAGGCGAGATGGATTGTTTGACCGCCATCGAGGCAGGTATCAAGAACGTGGTCAGCGTCCCGGGCGGCGCACCAGTGAAGGTGGCAGATGGGAAGGTTCTTCCGACAGAAGACAAAAAGTTTGGGTTTGTGTGGAACGCCCGAGAGATCATCGATGCCGCACCCTACGTTGTGCTGGCGACCGATCAGGATGGGCCCGGCCAAGCATTGGCCGAAGAACTGGCAAGACGCATCGGCAAGGAGAAGTGCCGACTCGCCAAGTTCGAATGGAAAGATTTAAACGATGCATGGATGGACGATGACCCGACAGCCGAGCTGGAACCGGTTAAACGTTTACACAAGATCATCGAAGATGCGGAGCCCTACCCCATCAACGGCATTTCCGAAGCAACAGCCTACGCCGACAAGATCAACGACCTGTACTCCAAAGGCACGGGCAAAGGATTCAGCACAGGCTATCCATCCATCGACAACCTGTACACCATTGCACCGGGGCAGATGACGGTGGTCACCGGATACCCATCGTCCGGTAAGTCGAACTTTGTGGATCAGTTGATGGTCAACCTCGCACGGGACAATGATTGGAAGTTTGCAATCTGCTCGTTTGAGAACCAGCCCGAGGTTCACATCACCCGCCTGATGGAGTTGTACACGTTTCAATCCTTCTACGAAGGCAGGGATCGGATGAGCAAGCAGGTATCGGATGATGCGTTTAAATGGGTCAACGAACACTTCCTCTTCATCGACACCAATGGCGAAGAACCCAGCACGTTGGACTCGATCCTGACACGGGCACGGGCGGCGGTGAAGCGCATGGGTGTGCGTGGTCTGGTGATTGACCCGTACAACTACATCGAGATGCCCGGCTCGGACAAGACCGAGACGAACGCCATCAGCGAAATCCTGACCAAGGTGAAGAAGTTCTGCATGGCCCACGATGTACACACATGGTTCGTGGCCCATCCCAGCAAGATCACACGCTCGGGTGTTGAGCAACCTCGGCCAGACGGTATGTCGATCAGCGGCTCGATGGCATGGTGGGCGAAGACCGATTGCGGCATCACGATCCACCGCAAGGATAACTACACAGAGTTGGCGGTTTGGAAGTGCCGTTACCGCTGGGTAGGGACGCAGGGCGAGACCACCCTGATATTCAACAAGACCGCAGGTACGTATTCAGAGAACTTGGATATGTTCTGAAAAAGTACAGACGAAAAAAAAGAGAGGGGGGAGAAGCTTGATGCCTCTACCCCCTCTTCATTTCAGGGCATAGAACACCGCCCTCATCACGTTGTCGTAGCTCCCGGAAAAATGCGGGCTGTCTCCTTGCGTGTAAACGCACCATCGCATCTGCCTGTACTTAATGAACTTCTCACCTCGCTTGAACCTTGAACTGCTGGTGTGCAGTTCGATCAGGTGGTCGTAGGCTTTTGCTTGTCGGGCGAAGTGAGGGCATGGATCGATCAGGGTCTTGATCTTACGCACAGATGTAGTCGTAGGTCTGTGCGTCAACGAGCAAAGCAGGGAAGAACAAGACTAGCCCCTCAACCCTTGGGACGATGAAATCATGCTTCATAACAATGGCCACATACCAAATATCAAGCGTGTCTTCAAGCACCACGGCCAGCACAAACTCAGCCTTGTCTGTGCCGTTGTCATGGATCGTGACCTTGAATTTCTCAAGGCGCAGGGCATCGATGATGTCTTTCATGGGGTTCTCCTCTACGGTCATCAGTTAATGGGTGGGCGGTCTGCGTCCAGTGCAAACCACAGGGCGGCTGATCCAAGGTACAACAGCCCAGCCCAAGCTGGGTTGGTGTCGAGCAGGTAGGTTCCTGCAACAGCCCCGGCCACGATGGTCAGGGTGATGATGGTGCGAAGGGTGGCGTTCATGCTGTCTCTCCTTGTGGCCCGTATGAACGGGTGTCGTCAGTAGCGACACCCTCTGAGATGTCACTGACCTCCCAGTCGGCGTCACCGTCTGGTTCAATGTCAGTTTCAATGATCGACCATGCCAAGTCTTGGGCCTGATCTGCAGTCTGGGCCTCCACGTTGATGGTGTAGTAGGACGTACGTTTGATTTCTACGGCAAAGTTTTTCATGCTGTCTCTCCTTGAAAAGCCCCCGAGGGGGCGGGTTGGTTATGCCGCAAGCTTGATCTGCTTGAAGCTTGCGTTGCCAAGGTCGGCCATCTCTCGCACCGTCACCGAGTTAGGGTAGATGTCCGATACGCTCGACTTGATGCCCACGCCGATGGTTGTCACACCGAAGGCGTTGCCGCTGTTGACCTGCTGGCGCACAGCGTCTGGATCACCCCGGCCATCAGTCACCACGAACACCAGCTTGCGGCGTTCGTTGCGCTTGGCCAAGATTTGGTGTGCATACCGCAGTGCCCCGTAGTCGTTCGTGCCACCCGCAGGTTTGATTGTGGGCAACTTCTCACTGACCTTGCGGTGGCTTGAGCCGAAGCTTTTGATCTCGTACACCACCGAGCCAAAGGCCAGCACAGCGGTGTTCACCCCAGCAGAGGACAGGGTCTCCAGCAGGGCACGGGTGGTCTGCACTGCCGGGTTGATGCGGTTGTCATCACCGAACATGGAGCCGCTGACATCCAACAGGATCACCACCGCAGAGTCGATGCCCTCGACATCCAGTCGGCGTTTAAACACACGGTCGTTGCCTGCCACAACAGATGGCAGGGCGTGGACGTTAACCGACCCGGCCTTGCGGTTGCGGCTGAACTCGGCCACACCCGAGTTTTCAAACAGACGCTTGACCTCGTACCGAAGCTTGGCTGGCACAACCATCGAGCCGATGTCGTTGCCACGGCCGAAGCACCGATCAGTATTGGCCGCCTCGATGACGAACTCACTCGAGAAGTTGCCAGCCGAGCCACCCTCTTCAAGGAACGGCTCAACACTGGTGGCCTCGACATTGATGGGCGACTGGACAGGGCCAGACGGGGCCTTGGAGGGCTTATCACCCTCGTCTGCACCCTCACCCTTACCCTCACCTTGATCAGGGCTGGAAGGGGTGTTTCCGGGGCTCTCAGACCCCTTGTCTTGACCCTTGTCTTTGTTCTTGTCCTTGCCTTTTTTCTGCTCTTGCTTGTCTTGCTCGGATGCCAACTGGATTTCGTTGTAAACCCACTCGGCAATGGCCAAGGTGTCGGTGCTGGAGGTGGCGGTCAGGCATCGCTTGGCCGCCTCATCAAAAATGGGCACAAGCTTGGGGTTGATGGGGCACTTGACCTTGGCGTGTGAGCGGCAGTGGACGGCCAGTGCGAAGGGGTATTGGCGGGGATCATTCCAATCGGTGACCTCGACCAAAGCCTTGGCCGTCATGCTGTCGATCAACTCACCCAGCAGGGGGCCGATGTTGCCAAGCAGACCCGACTGGATGGCGGTGTCCTCGATCCAGCCGTCCTCCACGGCGTTGTGCAAAGTGCGGACGTACTGGATGCCGTGTCGGGCGGTGAAGTCGGTGTACTTGTGGTGCAACAATTCATGCACCACATAACCTGCGTACTTGACCACCATCGCACGGCTGACGACAGCCTCGTCAGCCACCCCGGCGAGGTACAGGTAGCCCTCGTCATTGATCCCGGCGGTCTGAACGTCTGCCCTCCAGTAGACCTTGATCTTGGGCAGGTCAAGGCTAGCACCGACCTTGTGGGCGAATGCCTCAAGGCCAAGTCGGAACTCAAGGCCACGCACGGAGGGGCGGCTCAAAATGGTTTCGATGTTCATGATGTCCTCACAGGTACTTGTTGATGGTCTCTTCACTGATAGCGGAGAGGTAGATGGCGGTCAGCCCGGGCAGGGACTCAGCAGGTTGACGGGCGGCGATGGTAGTGGCCCATGCCTTGTCGAGGGGTAAGATTTTCAAGGCACGAACGAAGGCGATCACGGAGCGGATCGATGGGGCATCGATCACCTCACCCGTCTGCACCTTTTCACGGGCGATCCCGACTGCCACCATGATGTGCTCGGCCAGCTTGGCATCACACCCGGTGTGGCGCACGATGGCCTCCACCTCGGACGACAGGGGCAGGTAGTCGAACTGCACCACACGGGCGAAGCGATCCACCAAGGCGCTGTTCATCGAACGGGTGCCAGCGTAGCGGCCAGAGTCGTCACCGTTGCCCAAGGTATTGTCGGCGGCGAACACCAACACGCCGGGGGCACGGCGTTGCACAGCACCACCGAAAGACACGGCACTGTTGGGCTCCAAGAACCCGTTGAGCGGGGCCAGTTCACCGGGGTCAGCGTTGGTCACCTCATCCAACAGGATCACCGTGGAGGGGTGGGTGAAGGCCGACAGGAAGTCGCCACGCTTGAACACGGTCTGGCCATTCTCCAAGCCCACCGCACCGATGTAGTCCTCGGCCGAGGTGTACTTGTGGAAGTTGATGCGTTTAAACGCACGGCCAGTTACAGCGGCAAACTGTCGGGCGGTCTCACTCTTGCCCGTGCCCTTGGGGCCACCAAACCAGATCGACTCACCCGTGTCCTGAGACAACAGCAGGTGTTGGAGGATGCCCTCAGTCCAGATGAAGTGGGGGTCAACAGCCGGGGCGGTTGGGTCGTTCCAGATGTCTACCGACAACTGGTTTCCATTTCGATCCAGCACGTTGACCCCGAACGCATCGAGGCAGGTCTCGGTGCTGACCACACGCACAGAGGACAGGTTGGCCACCACTGCTTGAGCGCCAGCGGCCTCGACTGCCTGTTTGAACGGGGCGAAGGCATCGGCCACGACCTTGGCCACGGCCTCCTCCACCTTACGGTCATCAACCTTGACCTTGCTGGCCTTGCTGATTTTCTCAAGGCTGGCCTTGATCTGGTCGAGGTCGGCGGTGCGGTCTTCACGCTCGATCGCCAAGCGGGTGTTGAGGTTGGTCAGGTCGTTCTTGAACCCGTCCTTCATGTCTTGCACCGCTTGGAGGGCATCCAAGGCATCAGCGGCGGCACGACCAGCCACGGCGGCAACAGCGGGGTCAGCACCCACAGGGGCAGAGGCAGGCGGTGTTGATGGCGGGGCTGTTCGTATGGCATCCAGCGTCAACTTGTTGAGCGTCACGGCCTCGGCCAGCAGGTCGGCGGCGGTGTTCTTTTGGTTCGACACCGACCCCAACAAGGGGCGGCTGTCACCGTACAAATACCATGCACCCATTACACGGGCGATGGGCAGTTTGAGGATTTCGTTTTTGATCTGGGCGATGTTGATTAATTGATTCACGGTGTTCTCCTGTTTAAACAAGGTTGAGGGTGTCGCTGTCCTGTGGGCAGGACGGTAGGCCAAGGGCGGCCCATTTTTGGGTGAGTCGCACGGTGTACCCGCACGATGGGCACACGGCCTTAAGCATGCGGGTGCCCTGCACCTTCTTGCTGTTCATGGTCAAGGCGGCATGAGGGTAAGGGCCAAGGCTGTCGATGATGGCCCCGTAGGTGGGCTCGAATTGAACACCCCGGCCAGTGGCTTTCCATCCCTTGGGGCCAAGGCTTGGCACAAGGTGCATGGCGGCGGCGGCCTTTTGGAAGTTGATGCCATGATTCATAGCACCAGCGGTCGAGTGGCACAACTCATGCACCAACACGTCAAACACATGGAGGGGGTCGTCCAATGTGGGGCTGATCAAAACCTCAAAGGTCTTGTCGGCTGATGCGGTGTCGGCCCAACATTCGCCGATGGCACCCGAGCGCTTGGCGTTGCTCGGGAAGCCGCACGTCACCCGAACGTTCGCTGGCAGGGGTTTGCCCACGGTATCGAAAAAGGGGCGAAGTTCATTCACGGCGGCGGTGAGCCACTCTTCACGGTTTGCAGTTGTCATATCGTTCTCCTGAAAGTAGCACTAGTGTGCCTGTTTAAATTGAAATGGTCAAGCCTTGACCACATGAGCGCCAAGGATGGCGTTGAAACGGTCTGAGCCGACCCGCTCGATCAGCGCCTCGACCTGAGCGAAGGCCAGAGTCTTGATCTCAGGGTAGGTGAACCCGTAGGTGGACACCGGACAGCCACGGTGCATGGCCTCAAGGTGTAGAAGCTTGCCGCCAGAGCCGGGGTCGGACACGACCCATTCGCCCGAGTCGTTTTTGTGGAGGTGCAGGGTGTGGGTCACTGCCCCGGCATGGCAGACCAGCAGGTGGGACTTGACGGTCTTGATTTTGGAGCCGTCTTTGCGGCGCAGGGTGATGGTAGGCATGGTGGTTCCTTTGGTTGAGGGGGATTGCACTCACAGGCCCACAGGGTGGGCTAGTGGCTGAAATCACGGGCGGTAGACCTCGTAAGACCGGATGGGACTGCGGCGGTTGGTGAAGTGGTCAACGAAGGCAGGGGTGATCCCGGCCTGTTTAAACGCACCAATGAGCAGGGACAGGTCGCAGTCCTCTTCAAGGTAGACCGACTGCCCACGTTGGTAGGAGTAGGTCGAGACCTTGTCGGCGATGCCAAGGTCGGTCAGCACGGTGCGCTTGACTGCGGCCCAGCCGTGGCCGGGGTCAGAATAGAAGTGAATTTTCATGATTGTTTTTTCCATTTTGCGTAGTCCTCAGTGGATTCAAAGGCCCAAAAACCGTCAGTTGCTCGGGCAACAGCACAGGCCCAAGGGGCACGTTTGTAGGCGGTTCGGTAGGTTTTGCACTCAATGAATTGTTTTCTCATGGCTTGCTTTCAAATAATCTCAGGGTTGAAGGGGTGAATCTGGTCAGGACTCATCAGTTGTGCTGGGGGCTCGGCGGCTGGCAACAGCCTCTCTCTCGCCCTTGGACAGGGCATCTCGGCGGTCACGCACGGCATCCAGTTCGGCGTACAGCTTGACCACATAAGGGTTGCTCATGTCAGCAGGGTGCAGTTGCAGGGTGTCGTGTATGTCACGCATTGCATGGTGGCACTGGTTCAAGGTGTAACCCTTGAACTTGTTACGGCACACGGCGGTCAGTTCGGTATAGGTCATAGTGGTCTCCAAGGTGTGCGAAATGGCACTGCAATGCCCACAGGATGGGCATCACGGTTGCATCTCATAGATGTTTTATCTACCGTCTCAGTGGACGGTGCAAGGCTTGAACCTTGCCTGACTTGCTCCCAAGCTTCCCTTGGGTTTCGCCTCAGACCGACCGTATCGTGGGCCGTTCACATCAGTAATATTGCTATCACTGAGACGAAGAATAGCACAAGCATTTAAACGCTGTCAATACCCAAGTGAGTTGTGGGGTTATTAGGTCGAGGGCCAGTCTGCGGGTGAGGGTGAGATGCAGTGGGTTCTGCGCTCTTATATGTAGGAGACGACACCCAAGATTGAGGGGTCTACAAGCCACGATCAGGGGTCGAAGCGGGGTAGGTATGGGTGGGATTTAAACAGGGCCAGCAGGCCCGGTGTGCGATGAGAAAGTACTAAAGAACTTATCCACAGTATCCACAGGAGGTTGTGGATAACTCAACTTATCAACAGGTGCTTGTGGATTGGTGTGGATAACTTTGTAATACCTTTTCATCGCACAAGTGGTGTAAACGAACGATCGAGGGAGGGTCAAGGGGTAGGTAGCTTGCAGGGGTGATCGGGTCTCTGATAGACTCCGGCGTGCGAACGGTGCTGAATGTTTAAACAGGCTGGACGAAACCACAGGAGCGGAACAATGAGCGATACACAAAGGCCCGGACGGGCCACGAAAGATGAACTGCTTGCGGCACTTGAGGCGGCACACATGGCGGATGATGAGGGCGATGATGAAGGCCCGGTCTTGAGCGAAGCGGAACGGTTGGCCGCTCACGCAGAACCACCAGTAATGAGAGTAGATGGAAAGCCAAGAGGAAGCGAAGACTACAAGAGGGTGCAACCCTTGACGCCATCACAAATGGAATTCACGAAGGGCATGATCGCAGGGAAGACCATGCGCCAAAGCTACAGGGATGCATACCCAAACGCCAAGGGATCAGACCAAGTGATCACGTCCAGCGCATACAGACTGAGCAGAGACCCACGCATACAACACGCACTACAGGAAGCATGGGGCGAGACCATCGAGGTGCTGTCAGAGGACACGGCGTCAACCAAACGGTATGTGCTGAAAGAGTTGCTGGCACTGACTAAAGGGGCCAAGCAGGAAGGGTCACGGTTGAAAGCACTGGAACTGATGGGCAGAGCCGCTGGTATGTTCAACCACACCATCGAAGCAGTGACTGAGAAACCCAGCGCAGAGCAGTTGCGCAGAGAGTTGTCGG